TTAGTTGTTTGTACCTTTAAGAGTTATCATAACAATTTGCCCTTTTTCGTCCAATAGGTTTTTATTCGGGAATTCCACTTTTTCAAAGTTTGGCGTTCTGTTATAAACGTTATCCCTATTAGAGATATACGGGTTAGCGTTGTCTGTTTCTATTACTCGTGCATTCGCTTGCAAAATTTCTGTTTCATACGTTTTTAGTACGTCCACCGATAGAAAAATTTCGTACGTAAAATTTCCAATGAATTTAATACTATCAACGAAATAAAAGCGGTTCAAACTATCTATTTTGCAGTAGTTGAAAGTTGGTCTTTCTTGCAGTCTTACAAGTATAGACGGGTGCAGCACGTCAAAGGTTTTCCATAACGTGCAATCCATATCAGTAGGAGGGGAAAGCGTTTTATTTATTACTTTCATATCCCCGTTGTAATTATAGAAATGTATTGTTTCCATAGTTTGAAAAATTAAATGGGGTGCAAGTTGTTTATACTTACACCCCAATCAACAAAACAACAATTTAATAACCCAAAACTTTTAAGCTACAAAGAATACTACAAAGTTTTCGTTGGTATCGTTGAAGTAGCCAGCGTCAAACTTGTAATAGTTGTTGAAAAATTCGGCCTTTGCGTTGTAGTTTGTTGTAACGCGTCTGTCAAGGTTACAAACGCCCAACGCATCGCGGTCAAACATCACACCGAGCACACCACTAATTTTTACGCTTTCGCCGTTTGTTTCCTTGATATTGATACTTGCCACGCTGTCGAAGTCGTATTTCGTACCGCTACCTTGCCAAAACGGGATAGTTTCAGCGTTCGGCAAAAGCACTTGGTCTTTATTGTAGCTATCGGCATAGAGGTACGTCTTTGCGGCTTTTTCAAAATCTGAGAGCAAAACGATATGCAGATTTTCTTTAGGTGTAAATCGGGGCTTGCCGCCAATGTTAAACACGCTCGAGATACTTGCAAGTCGGTCGCTATACAAACCGATTGTGTACGATGCGAATTTAATAAAATCGGGGTCGGTAATTGCTTTGTCAGCCGTCAAAGTTGTACCTTTCTGTGTGTTATACAACTTAAGTAAGTTTACACATCGGGCAGTAGATGCGCTTGTGTAATCTTCTGAGCCAGCCTCACCGAACGCAGTAGCGTCTGCGATGAGTGTTTCGCCTATCATGTTGTTTATTGTTCGCATGATTAGCGCATCCGTCTTGATTGTGATTGCTTTTTCTACCGCGTTGTATATCATTGATAAAAACGCGTTGAGTTGTTCAGAGTTGCTGAAACTTTCCTTTACTTGACGCTCCGTGATAGAAACGGGCACCTCAAAAGTCACCTTTGAATTAAAGAATTTCGCAGTAACAACGGGTTTGTGAAAAACGTCCTGAGAGTACGATTGTCCGTCCACCAAATCCCAGGTTTTGTTTTCCTCTGCTTCGGGAATGTCAGCGTTGATTTTTTCAAGTACGCTTCCGAATTCCCAACTATCCATGAGTACAGAGGGAATTTTGCCGCTATACGGGCGGTTTACAAAAATTACTTTGCCGATATGGTTTACAAGTGATTTAACGTAATTGTCTACGGCATTTTGGTTGAATACTTCTGTACCCAAATCAACCAAGCCCGTCAAATCCTCATTCACAAGTTCGTCGCTACCTAAAACCTCTTTAGTTACGCTATTAAGTAGCTGATAGATTTGTTTTACTTTCATAGTACGAATATTTTAGTAAATTGATTTTGTTATTTCATTTATAATTGCAAAGATAATGCTTTTCCTCCAATTTCTCAAAGAAAAGTCTATATCTTTTTGCAACTCATCTACTGCCGACTTGCCATCTAACCCTGTTACACTTTCGGTTACTTCTGTTTTATTTGTACGGGTTTTGTCGCTTGTGTTATTATCTTTGTCGTATTCCTCAAAAGCCTTTGTGTTATATGGCTTGTTTGATGATACGTTTGTGTTAGTGTTGTTCTCGCTTTCGGTTGCGTTATTGGTTCGCGTTGTGGTCTTTTGCATGGGTTCTAACACATTGTACTGCGTGTTATACGCGTTCGCCACCTTTACCCAATTAGGCAAACTTAATGCGATGATATTTTTTACATATGTGTTGGCGTTATCTTGTGTTATGGTGTTTAGCGCCTCTCTTTCGCCATACTCCAATATCACAAGCGTATCAAGCCCCACGCTATCAAGGTCGCCAAAAATTGACGTGTATTGTTCCGCAAAATTAGCCTTGAAAACCTTTGTAAATAGCCCGTTTTGGGGGTCGGGGTAAATATCTACTACTTTCATTTTTTCGTTTCTTTTTTCGTTTCTTTTTCTGTTTCGGTGTCTGTTTCGGTGTCTGTTTCGGTGTCTGTTTCGGTGTCTGTTTCGGTGTCTGTTTCGGTGTCTGTTTCGGTGTCTGTTTCAGTGTCTGTTACTTCCGTTTCTTGTTCAGTAGAATTTTCGCCACTATTATCAGTATTATTTTCAGTATCCGCATTTTCTTTTTCTGTTTCGGTTTTCGTTTCGTCTTTACGTATTGCCCAACTGCTACCAAGTTCCACGCTAATTTCAGTACCAAACATTTCGTTTATTTTGTCTACTGCTTTTTTGCGTTCTTGTAGCATATTATCAACGTATGGGTTTAACGCGTCTACATTCATTTGAACCTCGCTTGTGTTCAGTCGCTCGCGCTTTAGATTGTAGTTAGCGTTCAGCCCTATTTCGTTAAATGCGCTGGCCTTGAAGTACTGCAAAAGTTCTATCAGTTGTCCGATTTGGTTCGCGCTTTGGGTGTTAATGCTTTGGAGGTTCACGCCCTTGAAAAATGCGTTTTCGCCAATCACCGAGAAATCGCCATTTATTATTTTGCTTACAAAATCATCGGCGCTTTGCTTTGTCTTATCATCACTCGCGCTGATTAGCATTGTAATACGCGACAAAACCGAACACGTATTTAATGACAAAAGAGTATCAGCACACAAAACGCCATACTTGCCAAAAATTGGTAATAGACTATTCGCCCCACTATCGTTTTTGATTAGAACCCCGTCAACACCTATTTTGTATGTTTTATTCAGTTGTAAGTACGGGTTTGCAACTATGTATTCGGTGGGTCGGTTGTACGCGTCCGGTACACCCCCCCAACCACCGGTAAAGGCATATAAATCCCCGTTTACCTTGGTTACGAATACATTGCCATTAGTCTGTAAAAGCGTTTCAAGTTCTACTTGTGGAATTGTTTCGGGCAGCCCCGTATAAACAAACATTGCTTGAGAAACAGCCAACATTTTTTGAATGTAGCTGTTTACGCTTTTGTCCTTGCTTTTAATTTGCTCTTGATATTTCAAGTAAAAATTATCTTTCTTTGCCATACACGTTTTTTATTAAAGTTGTTAGTTCAGATAATACCTTTGTGTTTTCCTCTAAAGTGGTACGCAAATGTTCTGTTTCCTCTGTGTGTTTTGTGTCTTGCTTTGCCATGTAGTAAAATACGAGTAAGCACATACCGATTGGAAATCCAACGTTTGAAATAACTTGTGTGATTTCTGTTATATCCATAAATTTAGAGTTTTGAAAAGTTTACTACAAAGATAGTGTTTTTATTTTACACTTACTATGTTAGTACGTGCAGAGGTCATTAAATAATTTCGTACTATTTCGCCAACTTCGTTGTTTTGGTAAAATACCTTATCAGTAGCAAAATACCTTGTTACTTGTGCCTCTATGTAGGTAGCGGTACTTAATAGTTTCCGCTTGTAGTTCGGTTTCCCGTTCATTTCAAGCGAATATATTAACGCGTTATCATCATCTTTAATTGGGGTCGTTTTCATGTGTATGTACGTGAAATTCTCGCTGCCTTTCTGTATTATATTACCTTGCAATATTACCTCATTAAAAACAATGTAGTAAACAAATAGCACGTCTTTAGGTGTGTATTTTGTTGGCAGATGCGGATATGCCGCCAACTCCCATTTACCGCCCGTAATCATCTGTAAATTTTGATTGTCAAAGCAAAAGTATTTGTTACTTGCTTTCTGCTTTACAATCGTACTACAATATTCAACCGCTACAACCGCACCGCCTTGCCCGAACTTGTAAATGTCTATCGTGCCTTGCTCCATGTTTGTTACTTGCTTTAGGCCCATTTCGGAAAAGTAGGGGCAATATTTATTTATAGTATTACCGAGCATAAACACCTTCACATTATCCCTTTGTCGTATTATAGTGCTAAGTAAATTCATAAACAACATAAACTCATCGGGTAGGTAATACCTACGCGTTAAAAACTCGTCAAATATAATGGTGGTAACATTCGGATAACTGCTACTTTTTTCGTGCTCTTGTTCCGAAAGGCAAAAGCCATAGCAAAACGGGGTATTTTGTGGGTAGTACTTTTTCTTTTCTGCGTCGTACTTAGCAAGATACCACTTGCCCGAAAGGTAGAATATTGCATTACATTCCCCGTTTGTTATTTCCTCTACAGCGCCATTTGCAACATGATTTGAAAAAAGATTTTCAGCCCGTTTGCCCCTCAAATCTTCGCGCCACCTACGTATATAGGCAAATTGTTCGCCAGTGGCAACAAAACGTTTAAGCCCATACAATAGTGCTGCATAGGTTTTGCCGTTTGAACGTTCGCCAAATATTATGTTATAATCGGCTTTTTTATTCAATATCTTTGTAAGAGAATAAAATTTACTTTTTTCTTGCTTCATATCTGTTTTGTTTAAGTGTTCCACGTGGAACACTCCACGCGGAACAGGTTATTTAATCTTTTAGCTTGATACCTCTCAAAAAGTTTAGGTACATTATATTTAATGATAGGTTGTAACTTGTAGGCTCGAGATGCACACCGCTATTTTCTGCAAAATTACATTTATTACCTAAATAGTCAGTAATGACGCCCTTTATTTCGTAGTCTATATATGTATGTATATTCTTTCCCGTGGCTTCATTCGGAAATTCAAGGTAATTTGTAAATGCGTTAAATATACCCTCACCATACGTTTTAACTAAATAAGGGATAGCGGTTTTCTTGTTTACACCGCTAATAGTAAGGCTATATTTATAGCTTTTGCCGTCCACACATAGGGCGTTTCGTTCCTCAACCATGTAACGTTTTGCACCTAACGTTTTGAAACGGGTGTAAGTTCCCTCATAATCCCACACACCCAAAATTTTTGTAATACCCTTTATAGTTTCGGGTGCGCATTTCTCAAATGGTATTTTGTGGCGCTTACATGCTGCTTTTAGTTTGTTATACACAACATTGTTATATGTATCGAAATACTTTTTATGTGTGTTCGCGTTTTGTAATTTAATACTATCGGTGTCGCTATAAATATAGTCTTGCTTTGCTTCGTAGATTGCAGTAAACAAGTTTCGCCTTGCATACGCGGTTACAAACACGCCCCAAGGGTAAAACAAAAAGCGATTTTTGCTATCGTTGTAATTTTGTAGCATTTCGGTCTTTTCTGCTTCCGTTAACGTGTTGGTGTCCCACTGGCCCGTATAGGTGAATTCATCGCGTAACGGGTTTGTCACACACATGCCATAGCAAGAATTTAGCATTTCCTTTGAATTAAGATATTCTACTTCCTTGCCTTGCACGCCTTTCAACTTTGTTTTGCTTTCATACAAATCCAAGATTGTATTTATAAATTCAGTCGGCAAATAGTCTGCTTTGTAGGTGTACATTGTGCCTATTCTGATTTTACCCCACTTGTAAAATACTTTTATAACATTGTAGTCTATGTTTGTAATGGTTGTGCATATCTGTGCAGCACATACGACACGCCCGTTATTTTCTACCACATTTTTTTTAAGATAGCACTTGCTTACGCTTATGGGGTTATCTTGTAACTCACTTGCAAATATGTCGGTAAATTCCACATCAAAAATGCAAAGGTATTTTTTTATGTAGTATTCAAATTCTCGCATATTTCGGGGTGTCACTCGTACCCCCTTACTCATTGGGAATTTTTCCGATACCATAACAAAGGGGTAGCTACTTGTAAAGTCGTAGCTTGCCACGTCTTTGCATATATCGTCAACGTGATTGGCGTTAGCATGAGTAAAGCCTCCACTAAATGATCTTTGGAGCATATTAAATTCGTGCAGCCCGTTTATCGTTAGCGAGTGTATTAAATTGATACATTCCCAATTACGCCCGCTTTTGCCGTCTATCTTTTTTTGTAGCATATTCTTTCGACAGTGCTTACGTACAAATCCCGTCTTTGTCAATGGTAGACGCGTTATTAACTTGTATTGTTCTATTTGTTCCTGTATGTAGTTCATGACCACGCGAATATCATTAACACAATACATTATTTCTTTCGTAGTTAGGGGCGTTTCGTTGTGGCGTATTAGAGTGTAGTCTAAATCACCCACCAATTTAGCACACTTGTATTTCTGTAATTGTTCGCCCAATTTAGCGAGATTGTAACCGCTTAACAGATACGAACACCTAAACTCTAAACCGCCTTTAGTTGTCGCATACAAAGGCTTTCGTACGTCTATGCTGAAAACTTTTTCCCATTCAAACAAAGTGCGTATAAATTGGAATTCATACGACAAATTGTGTATGTAGATGATTAGCTTTTTATCTTTGCATAGTTCCAAAGTGCGGACTATAACGGAGCACATTTGCGTAAATTCTTGCCATGTGCGCCCCATTATTATATAGCCGTTTATGCCGAATTGCCACACATACATAATGCTGCATTTTTCCAATTTTACACCGAGTTTAGAGTATTGGTCGTAATTGTATGTGTTCCCGTCTGCATCGCGATAGAAAGACGTTGTTTCAATATCAAACGAACACGGCACGTTATAAAACTTGACACCCTTATTATTGCCAATTACGTTTTTGTCGTTAACCGCTTTTTCTAATACTTCGCTTATGTCCGTAACATTATAAATGTTATTATGTTGTTCATAATCAATTTTTTTCATAACCCGAATTTACTAAACGTGTTCAAGATGGAATTTAATGTGTCGTCTAAACTCTCATTTATTTCTCGCTCTACCTCATTTGCTTTTTCGGTTGCGGCGTTCTCTAAATCCCTATCAAGCGCGTTTTCAAGGCTCATTGCGTCACTTTCAATTTGAGAACTAACATCTGCCGCCTCGCTTTCCAAATCTCCCGTAAAGTCTTTGTAACGCATCAAATATTTTTCGATAAAATCGCTATCGGAAATACTTTGTAACTTGTTATTTATGCGGTCGGCCATTAAATTAAATTCTTTGTCAGTAAGCCCGTACGCGCTTTTTATATGGTCGTTGTATTGACGCGTACCGCTGGCCGTACTGGTAGGCTGCCTTAAAAAAGACACTGCTTTAGCGTATTCGCGTTTTAATTCGTCCCAAGATAAATCTCCTACCGCAAACTTACTAAACCCCGTAACATCACCTTTGTTTAGGGCCTTTATTGCAGGGCTTAAAAGACCCTTACTTTCAACGTTCTGAATGCGTCTGTTTGCTTGATGAAATACACGCCTTATTTCTTTGCGCAATTCGGGGTCGCTTTCGTAACTCGCTAAAATGTCTTTGCGTAATTCTGCTTTTTTAGTTGCTGAAAATACTTGCTTTGTATATGATATTTTTCCCTTTAATGCCATAACCAATAAAATATAAAACGGGTGAGGTTTTTAACGCCCCACCCGAAGTTTGTTACTTATCCTTGAAAATTATTGAATAACACTCTTTGTTGTGGCTCTCGTACTTACGTACAATAAAACCAACTTTGCCTCCCTTGATATCGTTAACCGCTTCGCTATTGTTCACGATATCGTTAAATACCTTTGTAAGGTTTAGCGGCATATCCACGCGCTTTTTAACGTCTGACATGATAACAACCGCATGCACCCCGAACTTACCACGGGTGAAATAAAACCCGTCCAAAGAATGCATTTTGTGCTTGTTATCTTCCGAGTTATACAATTCTTTTAGGCTTGTGAAAGTGTATCCTTTCAAATCGAATGTGAACGGGTTAACATTACCCGTGTTGTACTTTTGTGCAAAACTTGACATAACTTTAATTTTTTATTGGTTGTTACTTTGTTGTTCTTTACTCAATGCAAGTAGGTAGTTTCTGAATTTTGATATTTTCAAAAGTGTGCGAGTGTTCGCGTTCACTTCCTTTGTGGTCATTAGCTGGCCCAATGACGTACAAGCGGTAAATATCGCATCGTCAAATAGGTTTTGTTCGTTGGTCATTTCTTTTGATATTTTAGAAGTGTGTTGTGATTTATGTAAGTTGTATCTGTGGTAATGATAGTAGCTTTGCCGTTTATGTCGGTTTGCTTGTACGTTGAGCAACTTTGCAAGACTGCACAAAGGTAGATTAAACACCCGATAAAGGCAAAAGCGTACACAGCAAAAAGATATTCACCAATGTTTTTAATTTTTTTCTTGTTCATTTCTGTTTGTTTTAAGTGTTCCACGTGAAACATTTTAGGCGTTACACGTGGAACATATTAAGTTATTCAAAATCTGTTCGGGGTGTACGTGCGCAATATTTTTTGAACTCATTTATATGGTCGTTCTCCAAGATGAAAAAATATGCTTGATTTTTGCACGATTTTTCAACGTTGAATTTCTTAATGATTTCGGCCCGTTCGTTGGTTTGTCGGTCTGCTTCGCATTTCAAGATGTTCACCGCGTTTGTCAGTGTGTCGCTAATGGCTTCTAATAAGCGCGTGGGGTCAGCGTGACGCAAACCAATGGCGTATTTTATATTTTCATTGGTGTTGCCTAATATATCGCTTAACTCTCGTAAAATGTTGTTTGTTTCCATTTGTTTGTTGTTTTAATTTTGATAATGCAAAGGTAAGCACTTTTGCACGCGATAGCAAATTTTCTGTACTAATAAATCTTAAAAGAAAAAGTTTTTTTCGTTTATGCAAAAAGCGTGCCAAAAGTGAAGCGTTTCATGTGCTTTTCGAGTATGCAAATAGCGTGCCAAACCTATTTTTATAGCATTATTTTCTGCCGTACCTTGCGAGTGGCGGGGCCCATAGCAAAAAGCGTGCCAAAGTGTGTTGGCGGTTGTTAAATCTGTGTTGGGAAACGTTAAAAAAGGGGTCGTTATGCATATTT